TATGCTTTACCTAAATCAGCCATTTACTCACCTCCAGACTCAATAAGTCTCTGTCTAGCTTTTGTAAAGTCCTCACCAGAATCGAATGCTATAATATCTCTGTTATCTTCTTTAGCATTACCACCATTTACTAAAGAATCTGTTATTGGTGTTGGTCTGTTCTTTCCTTTTTGACCATCTTTTGTTTGGAACCAAAGCAATGTATTAACCTTGTCTGATATACCAGCCAATAGCAGAGTATCTAGTGGTACTAATTGTTCGTTATTCATCTTCATACGAATCCTCGAATCGTTTCTTAATCCATATGAAAAAACAGCTACCTTGCTGAGCGGTAGCTGTTTATAGTCATAGATGTTATATATTTCTGCGAGATCACATATTAAAGCATCTTCATCTGTTTTTATCATTCTAGCGAGGACTAGGATTTTTTTGTTTCTTTATGCTGGTTGAATATTTCTTCAAGAACCTTACCCATTTCTTGCATAGGTATTTTTCCGTTTTCGTTTCTTAGATGGTCTTTTAATTTTTCTTTCTGTTTCTTACCTAAAAGTGTTGTTATTATATTGTTTAATAAAAATGGCCTTTCTTCCATTTCACTCATCATTTCAAATAATTCCCAGTCATCTAAAGTTTCTTTTTCTACTACATATTCAAAGCCTGATTCAGTCGTACCTTTTAACGTCATAAGTTCCTCTTGTTTTTCTGCCATTATTTACTCGTACCTCCTAGTTTAGTACTAGCTCCTACTGGTTCTGTTGAAGGCTTTTTAATATATTCATAATGCGTATTTCCTTTTTCATCAGGAATAGCAGCAATAGTTAGTTCATAACCTACTGGTTCTTCGTCTTGATATTCAACTTCACCGATTTCAGATACTTTACCGCTTGGAACAACAATACGTTTTAGAATGCCACCTTTAAGAATCATATCAATTACTAAACAGTGTTCTAAATGTTCTTTATTGTTAGCTTTAACTGTGATACCTGTATCTAAATCCCCTTCAACGTTTTCGGGACCATAAACTTCTTTTAAAACATTCACGTTCACTGATTCAATCAATGTGTAAGTGAATGTATCTTCTTTAGATGTTTGTACGTTCGCTACTGTATCTCCGCCCCAAGCTACAATATTTTCACTTTCTGGAGTGTTTTCGTTCGTCATACCATCTTCAGAAATGTAACCTAAACTTTTGAATTCTAAATCTATTTCTTCTATTGCATCTTTTGGTAGTTTAGTACCAAAAGGCGCCGAATAAACAGCTCCTCCCACCTTCGGTTTTGCTGTTGAAACGTTAGTTGCTTTACTCATATTTATTCCTCCTAATAATATCTAATATCGAAAACTGCTTGATAGCGATACTCTTTTGTTGATGTATCTGTGAAATTATAATCGCTGTTTAAATCTAAACCTCTTATTTCATCTAAATAGATAAGGTTTTCGACAACTTCTTTGACTTCTTCGTTTAACATAACTGCTTCATATAAGGTTTTAGCGTATGACTGAAAGGCTATTGTTGCATCTGGTAAGTGATTAGATTTTTCACTTGAAGTCTTTTCGAACACAACATAAGAACCTGTCTCTTTCGAGGGTTTCTCAAGGCTTACTGGAACATCTAAATTTTCTTTTAAATGGTCTAATACAACTAATTCGATCATTTACCTTACCGACTTTAGCAGCGTGTTATGCTTTAAATTATCAGACTTAGCCTCTCTTGATTCAGCCCACACGTGAGCATTTGCACGATTTTTACCAACGTATAAATCTTGTTGGTAACCAGCACCCGCCCTACCTCTAATGTTAGAAGCATTTTTCTTTATTATTGACTGCATGTTCCCTGATTTCATCAAATCAGCTACGCCTTTTCTGTTTAATTCAAATTTAACTTTACTCATATCTTTCCACCGTCACTTTCTTATTCCAGTCGAGTGGGATTAAGTGGTCTATACCTTGCGTTTCCATTCCGAATACTTTCCAGCGTTTACCAAAAAATCTAACTTCTTTGTCTTCCCAATCGTTATTATCGTTTTTGGGAATCGCTAGATCATAGACAGCTTTTTTACCAGTTATATCTAATTGATTATTCATATCTTCTGATGATGTAGGACTAACAAGCACGTTATCGACATTTATTTCTACATCTTTATAGACTGGAGCGCCAAAAGGGTCTTCATCTACTTTTTGTTTACCTATTAAAGTGACTGTAATTCCTTTAATCAATGCCATAAAAGTCAATCACTCCATATTTTTGCCTTCTTAAACCTAATGTTTTTAATTCATCACGTTTGATGAACAATCCACCACCAGGCGTTAAAAAAGTACCTGAAACTGAATAACCTAAAGCTGATTCAGAATATTGCTTCATAGGCTCTTGGTCTGTAGATGTCATTAGTGTACGTGCAACAATATCAACTGTGACTGATCTAACTACATCTTCATAAGCGATGCTGTCATTTGCCATTTCATCAATATCTTTATTAACTCTTTCAGCCTCTAGTCTCAATCGATTAGATACTACTCTAAGCAAATCAAATGCTCTCATTTCTTCATCTGGTTGCAGTGGTCTCCATAAACTAATTAAATCATCAATTGTTGCAAAAGGTTCCATGTAAACACCGCCTTTTTATTCAAAAGCTTTAGTGATTGCAGCGATTCGAGCTTGTTTGTTCTTTTTATCATCAGAAGATAGCTCTACATCATGTTCTTTTGCAAATTCTTCTAATTCGTTATTTGTCATTGCTTCTAAATCAACTTCTTCTTCAACATATTCAGTTTCTGAATCTTGATTAGGTTCTTCAACCTTTACATCGCTTAACTTTTTCCAATTTTCGCCATTAATAACAAAAGGACTATCAACGATAGCCCCTGTTTTAGTATTTTTATATTTCATTTAACATAACCTCCTAAATTATACTCCTGGTGCTTCAATAACACGTGCAAATCCATTTTCGTCAAGAATACCCCAGCCTAAGAACAATTCAGCACGGATATACACTTGGTTATAACCTTGTAAATCGTTTCCTGAGTTGTCTGGGTCACCAAATTCAATAACTTTAAGTGGAATGTCTTTTGCATAACCCCATTTGAAACCATTAGCGAAATCACCTAAGTAAGCAAGTGCATCATCAGTCATATCAGATACAGTCTTGTTTACATCTGTAGGCAATCCATTAATGCTATCTGGTGAATTACCCCATGCTAATTCAGGGAACATCGCTAAACCTTGACCGTCTTTTTGTTTTGCTAGTGCTGAACGGAATGTAGGCGCAATTGCCATTCCTGTAATTTCACCACCTGAACCTTCAGTTGTCGCAATAGCTGATTCAATAACGCCATTTGGGTCGTCTAATCCTTCTGGTGCTTCAACTGATTGTGATACTGCATCATCAAAGTTATTGCTACCAATCACATCAGATGCAGTTCCTGTACGTGGATTCACACCATGAAACGCCATTAAATCTAAACCACGTGCTGCTTTTTTAGCAAATCCATCGTTAAATGCACGTAAGATACCAATTTGTTCTTCTTTATCTGCAATCATAAACTCATCAGAAACACGTGCACCATATTCAACCTTAATAGGTACAATCTTTCTTGGAGCTAAACTAACGCCACCATGTGATTTTTTACCTGATTCTGCTACAACGTCAATTTCTGAATCCATTGTAAATACGAATTCTTTCTGTCCGTTAAACGGAATAGGTTGTTGTTGTGATAACCTTGCTAGTGATGATTTACCTTGTACCTTACTTACTAAGTCTGTTACCAATACTGGATCGAATAGTGTTCCTTTATTTAAAACCATAATTACATTCTCCTTTTTAATTTATATCATTGAGCATGCTTGCGTATGCTTGTTCTTCTTTATCTACTTCTTTTGGTTCTGTTTGTTTCAATGGAAGTGTTTGTTTTTTATTAACAAACCCTGCAAAGTTTTCAGCATCTGCTTTAATTTCTTCTTCAGATGTACCGCTTAATCTTCCAGCTAATTCAAGTGGAATACCTGCTTCAACAGCAACTGATGTTTTCATGTCTTTGAGTTTGTAGTTTTCTAATTCTTGCTTAATATCATCAACGCTTGTTAATTCAGTTTCCTTTGTTTGTAAATCATTTTGTAATTCAGTTAATTGATTTTCGAGATTAGTTTTTTCTTCTTTCAGTCCGTCGAGTTCTTCCTGCGCAGGTTTCATTTCTTGGACTGTTTTTCCGTGCTCGGCCATAACCTTATCAATTGTTTCTTGCTCTAAACCTAACTCTTTTAAAAACTCTCTATTCATTGTTTCATTTCCCCTTTTTACATTTATTTTTTACGTGCTATGAACACGACAAAGGTTTGTGCTTTAACGTTGCACCAACGAAAAATAACCATAATAAAAAGACAGTTTATTGTCTTATCTAGGACATATTAATAATATTATTCACTTATATTAAACTCTCGAATAACTGATTCGTTTTGCTCTTTAATATCTTTCTCTAAAGCACGTCTGATTAATTTTAATTCTTTCGCAATTTCTTTTGCGTATTTATCGTTCATTATCATCAATACCCCCTTACTTTTTGAGTTTCAACCAAAGTTTTAAGTTTCTCTTTTATTTCTTTATTACTTTTTCCTTCCTTTTTTAAAGCATTAATCATTCCAGCCGATTCGTTAATAGTTATCCCTGATTCCAATGCTATTTTCAAAGCAAAACTTAACATTTAGCCACCCCTTTAAATATAGAATGTAAATAATGTTGCTATTAAAGTTGTTACAAAAACAATTATTAGATTGTTTTTTAGGGTTTTATCTTTCTTTTCACTTAACATTCCGAAGAAAGAGATAAGTAATATAATCAGTAACACAATTTTTAATGTTATGAACACTTAACCACTTCCTAATATCTTATTTTCTGTTTCTTAGGTTCTTTGGCTTCTGAACAAGCCCAATGAGCTAATATCATGCTTTCCATTAATGCAATATCGTTTTCTTCTACTTGT